TCATTGGGCTGCCTCCTCGAACCAATTGCCCAACGGGCAGACGGACTCTGGCCAAAGGACTTTGCCATCGCGTTCGTTTGGGCCTTCATCCAAGAAGCAGCCGCAGACAGAACAGCGGTTGGCGGTACGCTGTGGACACAACGAACATATATCGAGCCGGGAGTCAATCGTTTCCTGGCTGGCCGTTTTTGCACCGGTCAATTGGTGCCGGGCCAAGGCTTTTGTGTAGTTCCATGCCATCTTGGGCATCGATGGCAGATCAGGCTTATCAGACGAATCGCGGCTTAAAAGGGTATAACCGTATTGATCGGCCGTGTGCTCGATCACCGACCATTCGGGATGTTCTCGTAAATAGCGACGCATCGCGGGAAACAGGCCAGGTCCATCCGGCTCACCCATCTCCCCATAGACGCCGGTCGATCGTAAAAGGATCCAGCGACGGACTTTCGGGGCGAATCGGTCGAGTTCGGCGTACAGACGATCAGCCTGATGGACGGTGTGAATCACCAACAAGTCCGTCTCATCGATTTCCGAAACAGACAGCGAATCGGCCGTTGTCGATCGATAGTCGGTCCCATTGCAGAGCGTTTTGAGCTTTTCGTGAATCGCGTTGGACTCGGTGGTGTAGACCCGAAGTGTTTTGGGCCGGCCGGCCAGAAGCGTCACGTCCCACTCCTTGCGTTTGACCATCGCTGTTACGCGGTCGCACTTGGACGCCAACTCACGGAACCGATCCATGTGAGTTTCCATGTCACGCGGTTGGGATTTCGTCCAGTCGAAGACTTGATCGAGCGTCATGTTGTCGGCGGGTTGTGGCCCGCCGCACGTACTGCACGGGGCGGAGGTATATTCCACTGGGCTTCCGAGCAAGTAGGCCCAGTCCTTTTCCGAAAATAACTTTGAGGCAACGAAGTGCTCGTGAATAGGATCCAATGGCAGGCCAAGCTCCTGATGACCGATCACGTAGTTGCGGATCTTGTCATAGCGTTGGAGCGGATAGGTCGGCCCACCGACGCGGCCGAATCGATGCATCCAACCCAAGAACGGCAGATTCAGGCATTGGTGACCGGCTTGGCGGTATTTGATGTGGATATAGCCCTCTTCGCCACCAAAGCCACGGAATGCCGTATTGAAGCCGAGCCATGCGTCTTTTCGGCAGGTGAAGAGCCCAAGCCCCTGGGCCGGGATTTCAAACGGCGGATCGTCTTGGTTGAGTCCGAGCGGCTTGTAGCCGGCTCCAGAAAATGCCCGCTCGTGACCGGCATAGGCAGATTCGGGAAACGCCGCACCGCACGTCGGGCATTTTTCATAAATGGACGAGAAGTACATCAAGTCGTGGACTTCGGCGCGACCTTGCAGCCCCTCTTGAATTGTAAAATGTTGGCCGCACTGGCAAGTCCAGGCCTGACCCCATGTGCCCCACATCTCCGATCGCCACTGCAAATCAAAATGTGTCGACCAGTTGCCTAGCGAGTCGTAGACCATAGGGCCGGTCAGGAGATCCTTGCTACTCGGGTTGGTGTCGTACCATTGCAGCAACCGTGCGACGGCACCCGGGGCCAACAATACATGGCAATCGATACACATGACCGCCTCGCCGGTGGCCTCACGGAAGACGCGATCGCGTGGTGCTGACGTGCCGGTTGCGTTATGTTCAGCAAAGTATCGGGCGTTGCGTATATTCCCAAGAAATTGTTTCGCCGTTTTGCCTGCCGGCGTTTCCGGCGAGTTGTCGACGACCAAGAACTCGATATCCCGTACGTCATGGTAAAACCGCAATGATTGCAGCGTGAAATAGACGCCATCAAAATCGTTATGATGGGCCATGCCGATCGTAAGTTTTGGAGCCATTGTTGCGTTCCTCATGGATTAGGGATGTTCCAGGGCATAAACTCGGGCGGCCAACTCGTCCAAGGCCGTTTGTGCCGCTGTTGGGGATGTGGTCCAGTGGCCGGCCGTTGTTGGCATGAAGAACGTTGAGGCAGCCTTCTTGGTGTGGATCAATTGTCCCGCGGTGACGGGAAGTTCCTGGCCGGTCATAGGATCCAGCGTGTCACCGACGATCGCGGCTCCCGTGGGAATGGACAGGCCGCCGCTGCCGCCGCGCACGGCGACAATCTGATCGGCTATGATGGATGCTGTTGCGCCCGCAGCGACATTAACCACGTCACCGGTGCCGACAAATGCACTAACGCCCAGCAGAATCACTTGCAACCCGGAGCCGGAATTGAGCACGTCGATGCACGGTGCAAACTTGCCCATGTTGGTGATTCCAGATTCACCCAGGCCAGAGGCGACCAACGAGATGCATGCGGCACCGGCATTGGCAACCACCTCGCTGCCGGTGGCACTGGTGACCGCACCGTTGTAGATGTAGAAACGGCCGTGATCTAGTTGCACTGCGTGTTGTCCGCTGCCTCGGGCTTTGATGACCGACGCACCGGTGAAGTTGATAATGGCCGGTTCGCCCGTCGGGCTCGATCCGGAGATTTTTACGACCGGCAGAGAGCCGGAACTGTCGAGATAGACGTTGCTGAGATCGATGTTTGCGACAATCGCGTCACTGGACGTCTGCAATTCCAGGGCGGAGGCGGTGGAACTATCGTCCGAGCAGAAGTTCTGTAGGTCGATGTTCATGACGATGGCTGCGGTCGCCACGATCTTGATCGAACGGATGACGGTGCCCTGTTTCCCGCTGCCGGCAAGCAGCCATCCTGCTGGTGTGTTGGCGGTGGCCGTCATCACGGCGTCCTCTTCATACCGGCCTGGCCCAACAAACACGGCTTGGGCATCGCCTGCGGCAACGCGGTTTAATCCGGCCTGGACCGTCAACAGCGGTTTGTAGAGCGATCCGTTGCCGGTGGTGTCGTTGCCGTTTTTGGCGACATAGACCGTCTTGGCAGTGGAGAGACCGTCGGCCAGGGTTTTGAAATTGGCGTCGATCGTCTGGGCGGGCAGCCCCGACGGTGTTGGATCGATCACCGAAAGGCCTTTGTAGTCGGTATAGATGTAACTCATTTGTCACCTCGTAGTGTTAGAGAGGAAGAATTGCGAACGCGGAAATATCGCTGTCTGCAAAGTCGGACAGCGCCAACGTGGACCAAAAACGTTCAGAACTCCCGCAAAACGGAAGCGTGGCAAAGCCGTCCAGATCGATGTCCACAAAATCCTCAAGAGAGACGGTCGGCCAACAACGCTCGGCCGAGCCGCAGGCGGTCGATGCGGTTTGGCCATTGGTAACACCCGCAAATGACGGCTCGGAGCACGGGCACTCCTGCGTACAGGGGTTTGTGCTCAGAACCCAATGCGAGTTCGTCTCGCGGGTCGTGATGTGAATGTCATCAAAGCCGCCACTGCTCCGATAGGTGCCGACCGGCGTGCCGCTGGTCGGTCCGCGCCAATACGGCTTGGCAAGGCCCTCTTCGCCCGGCATCAGTCCGAGAAAGACGTACGGTGCGGCAAGGTTGTCGGGCTGGACGTACCAGCCAAACGGCACATATGGATTGTTTGGGCTGTACGGCATCCAGAAGACGTAGTAGTACGCGTTCTGAGAGGCATCGTAGATGATGTAGGCAATCGTGTTGACTTGGACCAGATTGCCGGTGACGGCGCCCGAGGCTTGGAACGAACCCGTGTCGACCTGCCATGTCCAGGTGCAGACGCCTTCGCAGGGCGCCGGCGTGGTTGTCGTGGTCGCGATGCATTCGGTCTCCAACGTGCCGGTGCCGGCTCCGCAGTAGTGGCCAGAGCCTGGCTGAGGATTGCATCCGCAGCCGGAGCCGGAACAGAACCTGCCGGTGAGCGTCCAGACCATATTGTTGCAGGAATAGACGCATTTTCCGGTGCACGGCGACTGGGTGGTTGTGGTGCACCATGGGTTTTCGCCGGTGTGAACGCACGCAGCCCAGGCATCGTTGCCTTCCATGTTGCCGGTGCAGGTCCAACATGAGACGTCCGGGCATACGCAGCCGCCTCCGCAACCTGGCGAGGTGAGGACGTAAACACCGCCGGTGCAGATATAGGTGCATCCGCCAGTGCATGGCGCTTGGGTCGTCGTGGTTGTCGTCGTGGTCGGCGTGCAGTATGTCTCAACGATCTGGCAATCTTCCGTGCCGGCTGCTGTCGGCGGAGGACACGGACAAGTGGCATCGCAGGGATTGGTCATCCGCGTCCACTGGCCGGTGGCGATCCGCCACTGCCACTTGCACCGACCACCGCAGGGTGACGGCGTGGTTGGCGTGCCGAGCGTAAGGCAAGGCAACTCGAAGATCTCATTCTTGACACCATCGGTCGGCAGATATTCGTGTGGGCAGACGCATCGGCCTGAGCAGCGATTGTAAACCTGGTACCAGGCATCGTCCCAGCGGTAGCCGCAGCCGACACAAAGGGTCGTTGTTGTGGTCGGTCCCAGCGTCGTGGTGGTGCTGGTTGTCGTGGTTGTCGGCGCCCGTGTGGTCGTTGTGGTGGCAACACAATAGGTGATCGCGATGGTCCCGATTTCTGGAATCTCGCCCTCACACGGATATGGCGGCTCCGGACACTGACCACAACCGAGTTCAGAACATGGATCGATTTGGTAACGCAGAGCCCAACCGGAGTTCGTCCACGTCCATATGCACGGCTCATAACCGCATGGGCTCTGGGTGGTAGTCGTCGTTGTGGTTGAGGTGCTTGTTGTGGGCACCGGCGTTGTTGTCGTTGTGGACGTGCTAGTATTGGGATCGGGCGTTGTTGTTGTGGTCGTAGTGGTAGTCGTCGTTGGTGCGCATGAAATAAACACGTACCGACCGCTGCTGCCGCATGAGGAGTCTGTGTAGGTGTCAACGCAGCCACAGCCCACGCCCCCGCAATCGCTGTAAAAGAGCGTGGCCATACCACCGATGCAGTAGTAGATGCAATCGCCAGTGCATTCGGCGGGGATCGGCGTTGTGGTGGTTGTTTCGCTCATCACGATTTATTGCAGGGGTAGGCGATCTTTGAACCATTCAGTCCGCACGGACTAGAAGGGGCAGAGCGACACGAACAGTTACCGGCACAATTGTTGTACGAAAGCACCCAGCGGTGGTTGGTACAGACGTATCCGCAGCCGGAACACGGCGGTTTCGTCGTTGTGGTCGACGTGGTGGTTGTCGGACAGGGCGTTTTACGGCAACTGGTGACGGCCGTCTCGCAATCAGCTTTGCCGTCGTAGCTCGGCGGACAGCAAGGGCAACTCGACCCACAGGTGTTTTTTAGCTTCACCCATTTGCTTTCATCCGAGTGCCATTGCCACTTGCAGGAGCCGACGCACGGATCGGCCGTGGTGGTGGTTGTGGACGTATGTGGATCCGGCGTGGTCGTCGAAGTGCACGGGTTGTATGTGTTGGTTGTCGATGTCCCGTCACCACCGCTGCCGTTGGTAAAGCGACATTCAGTTTCGGCATGCTCACAGCAATCACCCGGCGGGGAAGATGGTGGCGGACACGAACAACCGCTCGTTATCGAACATCCGCCGCTGACCAAATGCCAGCCGCTGGCCGTCGAAGTCCAATAGCACGTCCCGGAACATACGGGCGCTGGGGGTGGCGGTGGCGGCGGCAATACGACGCAACCGGTATGGGCGACACAGTTGCCAGGTCCGCCAGACTCGGCCGGCGCCGGACAGGGACATTGCGGGCCACAGCCGTTGGACGTCATCCGCCAGCCGCTATTCTCCCACCATTCCCAGTCACACCCCTGTGTGCAGGCCGGGCTTAACGTGTTCGTAGTCGATGTACGTTGCCATGCTGTGCAAGGATCCTCGGTGGTCGTATTGGGATTGCCCGTGGTCGTTGTCGATGTTGTGGTAGTCTTGCAATCCGGCGGCTTGGTATCGTACTCCGGCGGCACGCAGTATGTGACGGTGCATTCGCCGTTGATCTCGCCGCAGAATGTTGGATAGAGACACTTACAAGGCGGCGGAGTTGTGGTGGTTGTCGGCTCCGGCGTGGTCGACGTTGTAGTGGTCGATGGCTCCGGCGTCACACATTCGCACGGGGCCGGCGTAGTCGTGGTGTTGGGGTCGGGCGTAGTGGTTGTCGTGCTGGTGGTGGTAGTCGTATTGCAGCCGTTGGAGTCCAGCGACCACTCCCTATTGGTAGAATTCCAGGTCCAACGACACGTCCCATGGCAGCCGCCGATGCCGGGGTCAGCGGTGGTTGTCGTAGTTGTGCTGGTAGTGGTTGTGGTCGAGTCGCCTGGACCGCCCAAACGAATGATCGCCCAGACGATCGTGTGCGTTATGTCGCAGTCCTTCGTCTCTAGCCAAAGGATCTGGGCACCGCTATCGCTGGTGCTCAAAAAGACGCTTTCGCCGCACCATGTTTTACGGTCGGAGACGTCGCAATATTTATCATTGCGAGAATTGACGTAGACGCGAGTTTTGGCCACGCCGGCGGCCACCGCCGGCCCAACCCTCCCATCGGCCAACGGTTTTAGTAGGACGACCCATCGGCCACGGTGAATCTCGGGCGACGGAGTGATGGCTGCGATGGCATCGCGGTTCTTGAAGGCCGATAGGTTTTCGTCAGGCGAGAAGATCGGTCGGTCGATCCCCAACACGTCGAAACGGTTGCAGTCATTGCCACTCTGGTTTTTGACGGTGACGACACAAGCATTTGTCTCGACACCTGAGCCGGAAATCGCACCACCGCCGGCCTTCAGATCTCGGACATAATCCGCCGCCTCCTGATAGCCGTTGAGCACGCTGGCTACGGGTTGCCACAGATCGCCGGGACTCAGCGGTTTGGTCTCGTCGCCCATGGTTATCCTATGGCCAGGGCGGAAAACGCCGCCGGGTAATAGACTTGTTCCACGTAGGCAGCCACCGGGCGACGACAGAAATCCTTGGCGTCCTGGTCGTCGTGTTCTCGGTACTGTACCCAGAGATACTGCCAACCGGCCTTCGAGACGCCCGAGATGTCGCCGATCGTTTGGGCCTCGACGTCGTCGCTCTGGTCGAACTGGTAGCTGATCTCGATCAGATCGGGATCCTTGTTCGAGCCGGACCCCTTTCCGCCGCGAAAGAGCACCTGCCCAGCAGGAAAACCGCGGAACGTGCTGGCGTTGACTTTACCGGTGATCGCCTTAAGCACCTGCGAGTAGGCCCAGCCGTATTCGTCGATGGGCAACTGCCAGGTCTCCGTCCAACTGAACTTGGGCACCACGATCTCGCAGCCCTCCACTCCGTGATCGGTCACGCCGATGGCGCCGCCATGATCCGGCGCCGGCTTTCCCGTGCTTGGCGAGGCGTAGCGATGGATCGTTTCGAGGCTCTGAGTGATTTTCTGGCGGCCGCCAGTTGTGTCGAAGCTGAACTTGTATTCGTTCTGTTGCGGCGGCTTTCGGACACCATATCTCGCCTTGGCAGACCAAGTGTCCGGAGCGATTTCTTCAGCAGTAACCGTCTGCAAGAACAGCCCCGAATAGATGGACGGCGTGGTCGATCGTACCGTTGCTTTGACCAACAGATCGTCGCTGGTGCCCATCACGACCCAGTTCAGAACGACCGACGGATTGTCACCGCCCGAGACGGTCTCTCGACTGGGAAATCCTTCGTAAATCGTGATCGTGGGCATCGGTTGCTCCGCACTACAATCAGGCCAGCATCATCCCGTTGGCCATCTGGTCCAAAATCTTCTGGTTCACCTCCACCAACTTGCCTTGGGTGGTTTTGATCTCCGCAAGGTGGCCTTCCATCTTCTCCTGGATGCCTTCGCCCGTGCCGAGCCCTGAAAGCGCCGCACCGCTGAACGTGCCGGCCACACTAGCCTTGGCTACCGCAAGGTTCGCGCTGATGTCGGGGATCTTCTGTGCGGCGCGGCCGGGCAGGTCGGGCGTGTTCATCGCCGCCCGCGCACGTGCGGCCTCACCACGTGCGTCGTCCCATTCCTTGCGGGCCGTATCGACCGCATCCTGCGCCGCCTTCAAGTCGGCGGAATATTGCTCTTGCCGGGCACGATGCTTGGCGTTGCGTTCGTCTTCGAGGTTCTTGAGTGCCCCCGTCCGCTCCTGCTCAATCTCGTTCTTGCGGTCTTCATAGGACTGACCGGTGGCGGCAAGCTCCTGTTGGGTCTCTTGTTGGCGGGCCTGGCTGGCCCGCGAAAAATCCTCGTCCAAAATCCTCTTGGCGCCGGCGGCGGTGTCGGGATCGTATTGCCCGAGCAGTTGCATCAGGTCGATCCACCGCTTGCTGACCCAGTTGGACGCCGAACCCCAACCGGAAACCACCGAATCGGTAAAAATCGTCCAGGCCGCGCTCATGCCGGTCACCAAGGCATTCCAACCTTGTTGCAGCATGGCCCAGCCGCTGGTCATGATCCGTGCGATGTTGTAGACGGCGTCCGTCCATGCACCGACAAAGATCTCCTTGAAGCCGATCCACGTCTCCGTCAACCAGTTGACGCCTTTCTGCCACTCCATCTTGAGCATGGCCCAGAGGACCTTTGCGGCCAGGGCGATGTCGCCGGCGGAGAGTGCGTCGCCGATCGCGCCGAACGTGGCCATCAGGTCCGACGCGAGGGATCGAAAAGCGGCGGCGACGCCACTGATGGTGTTGCCCAGTGCCCCTGTGAAATACAAAAGTGCCCCGATGCCGACCCAGATGGCGGCGAAGGCGGCAATTTGAGCGGTCGACAAGGCGGCAAAGGCGGCGCCGATGCCGGCGATCGCACCGGCCGCGGCTGACCAAGTCGTCGCCAGCATCGAGCCGACCATGACAACCGTCGAACCCAGAAGATGGACGGTCCCAAGCAACAGGCCGACGCCCCCGGCGATGTTGCGCAAGATCGATGAAAATACGGTCATTGCCAAGCCGCCGGCAACGATGGCGCCGGTCACCTGCAACAGCACGACAACGAGTCCACGATGGTCTTTGATCCAGTCGCGCACGGCCGCAACGATTCGGATGATGCGAGTGACCATGCCGTCGAGATACGGCAGCATCGCCCCGCCGATCACGCCGACGCTGCTGCGCAGAACGTCGGTCAGATCGCCCAAAAGCGATGAAAATCGCCGAGCCCCTTCGGCTGCCTCACTGCTCATCGTCAGTCCAAGTTCTCTCGCCCTGGCCTCCCACCGACCGATGCCGTCCGAACCTTGCATCAACAGCGGCAGCAAATCCGTCCCATTGCGGCCGAAAATCTTGACTGCCGTCGCGGCCCGTTCAGTCGGATTCTTGATGGCGGCGATCCGGTCGGCAATCCGTTTGAACTGTTCTTCCGGCAAGAGGTTTTGCAGTTGGCCAGCCGTCAGTCCCAAGGCGGCCAGAACCTCTTGGCCGGCTTTGCCACCTCGGGCGGCGTCGGCGATGTTCACCTGCATCTTACGGATGCCGGCGGCCAGGCCCTCGACGGCGATGTCACTTCGCCGGGCGGCATAGGCCAAGGAAGATATCGCCTCGACACTCGTGCCAGCCCGCTCGGCCAGCGACTGCATGGCATTGCCGCCGGACGCGGCCATCTTGGCGGCCGACAACAATCCGGCAAACATCCCCGCTGGCGACGACGCGAAACAAGCAATCGCCGCAAACGGCTCGGGCAGTTCGCCGCCGTAGGTGCTCGAACCAAGCCGACTGAGCGAGGCCGACCATCCGCGAAGTCGTTGTTGGACCGCCGCTAACCCCTGGGTGACGCGGTTCGATTCCAAAAACACTTCGACGTAGGCGGCACCCGCTCGAATTGCACCTGCGGCAGACATAGTGGACAGTGGTTAGTGGCTAGTGGTCAGAAACAGATTTGTCATCTCTCTGTCCACTCTCTCTGCAAAGTCCCTTCAAACACTCGACGCTGATCTTGATCTTGGGCTTCTCCGGCTTGGAGGGCCGATCGGAGAACGGATTGAAGTCGGCCGGGGCAAACGGCCGCTTTTGTTTCTTGGTGTCCCGATATGGGTTGGCACCGATCGCCGCCAGCAAGGCAGTTCGCTCCCATTCCGCCCGCTGCCGGCCTTTGGCCATCGCCACTAGCTCTGCGAAGCTTCTGCCGGCGGGGTCGATCGAGGCAATGCCGACGAGCTCCCAGCAGTACCAGTACCAGCCGTCAGGTGTGCCTGGAGCTTTTCCAACTCTGCGTTCAGCATTGCGTCGATCGCTGCATCCAGTTCGCCCGTCGCAAGTCTCGCTTCCGTCAGGGCCTTCATCTTCTGGGCAAACGTTTGACTCTTCTCCAATACTTTGCTCAGCACCTTCCTCCGGTCCTGGGGAAAAAAACCAATCGTTTCCTCCAGGATGCAATCCAACGCATTGCCCAGCACGTCACCGTCGAGTGCCCGTGCGAAGTCGTCATCACTGACGTTCCTTTCAACACATTGCGGCTGACACAGTGCATAGACGATGCCACCGATCATCGGCGGGTAGTCCAGCGACTTCTTCAGCAAGTCGCTGTTCGGTTCGAGCAAGCTGAGGAGGTTGACTTTGATCGGCTCTCCCATGTATTCGATTCCAGACTTCATCACGCGCGAGATAGCCGGCAGATCGACGGTAACGGCCCACTCACGTCCGGCGGTATCATGAAACGTCTTCATCGTTGATTGCTCCTGCTGTTTATGAACCACCGCCAGACCACGTCGGGTAACGGCTCACATAGGTTGGTTTGATCGTAAATGAAATCGTGATTTGTTCTTCCAATTTTTGCTCGTCGTCCATTTCAAGAATCTCGAAATCCGCATCGAGCCCCTGACCGCTCGCCCGGTCGGCGATCAGCAGCGCAACCGGTGTGTCGCTGATGAATGCGGTAATCAGAGCTTGCAGGTGAGCGTCGCTGGAACTCGAGTCAAACGACACGGTGAATTCCGCCTCCTTGAGCGCGCCTTTGACCAGTGCCCAACGCGACGCTCGGCTGCTGATCTTGGCTTCACCCTTCTTGATCTTCAGCGAAACGTCTTTGCAGGTGTTTACTTCCGTGGCGGCGGTTTGGCCGGCCTCACCACGATACAGTTTGGCATCAAGCGACAGGTCGATGGACATTTTTCATTTTCTCCTGACTATCTAACTGAATTGGCAAACAAAGGCGGCAGCTTCGGTAAGTTCTCCTCCAATGCAGGTCCCATGTACGGTCGTGCGGCGATCGACATGGGCCCGATTGTCAGTGGCCCGTACAAAAGTTCCTGCAACTGGTTGGCACGATCCGCCTGAGCCTGCGTCCGAATTCGAACGTAGGTGACCCGAGCGCCAAATCGATTCTTCCTGGTCGAACGCGACGTCGGACCGTCGATCCGTATCTCTCCGCCATCGCCGATCTTTCGAATCCGCCGCAAGGGATTTTTTCGAGCCGGCGCCGTTCCGCCGAGTTCCAACACCCGCGGCGCGATTGCCGGCCCTTGAAACGGCGTTGGGCCCACCACCAATGATCCCGTCGCGTTGTCATAGGCAAAGAAGATCAACTCACGTAAGGGTGAGTCCTTGCCATGCTTTTTTGACTCATGGGCATGCGGCGGATTGCCCGGTTTCGAGACGCCTTTGGCATATCGGATCTTGCCCTTGGCCGAGCGGCGGATGAACGCCCCGGCCTTTACCAGTGCCGCGGCATTGGCCCTGCCAACGGCATCAATCACCGCACGACGATCGAAGAACATCTTCGTCACCCGGGCGACGGCATCGATTTGTAGTCTTCGATTGCTTGGCATTAGCGCACTATGTGGTAGGTGAAGGCCAAGAGGCCCGTGAACTGGTTCAATTCCGCCAGGTGTTTGGGGTCGTAGATCGGTTTGTTCTCAGTCTTGATACGTCGGGCCTGCGGATAGCTGGCTGGGCGTCGGTCCCGCAGATAGTCGCGGATCTCTTCGGTAAGTCCGATAAGTCCATCAAGGCTGGCCATCGGTACGGTACCGTCCTGAGGCTTGAATCGCTGTTGAATGGCAACGTGCAGTTTGTGTTCCTCCCGGTCGCGCGACCGGTCGGACGGTTCTGCCAAAAGCTCCGCAGGCACCACGGTGACGTGCAACGTGCCCATGTCTTCTAGCTTGTACTCCGGCAAATACGCACGGACAGCCGAAAACGGCTGGCTGAATGTGTGGGCATTCAACTCGGCCACAACGGCATCAGCGATCTGAATGGCTACGGCAGTCATGTTGCACCTTGATCTTCAATCAGTATGGTGTGGATCCGAAGGCTCTTGCGGAACGCATCGGAATATCGCCAGCAGGGCGTCTTGTCGGGAGCGGACACCTCGTAGATAAACACTTGTTGGTTTTGTGTCTCCCGAATCTGGTCGCCTCGCTGGGGTTTTTCTGGTTGGTCATCAAAGATCAAATCTGCTGCCAGGATCAGGAAGTCGCGCGACTCGTAGCGAACCATCACGCCATAACCGTCGTCGACCTCGAACGTGGTTTTGCCGACGGTTGCGGGAACTTCAACGGACCGGCTGCCGCGCACGTACTGCACCGTGGAGGCGGCATACCGAGTCCGTTGATCCTCCAGCCAATCGGAAGCGTTTTTCAGCAGGTCGATTGACATTCACGAATCCTACCTACTGGCTCAGCCGCACACGGACCGTTGCATCGCCGTCCGCCGCGGTGAGGACCGACTTGCCCAGGAACTTGTTGGCCCCCGACTCGTCGTCGGCCTTGGCGTGTTTTTCGGCAGCGTCCCAAAAAACCTTCGTGCCGGCGGCGATGGCCGTGCTGGCGCCCGTCGCCTTAGGAAGATCGAACACGCCGGTTACCGCCAGAGAGCCCGGAGCGTTGGCCGCGATTGGGGTACGTGTAATGCCGATCAGATCGCCCTGAACAACGACGTCGCCAGCAGCAACATCCGAACTCGGGGTATAGTCGACGGCGTTGCCGTCATGCGAAAACACTGCAAGTGCCATGAGAAATCTCTCCTTGGATAATATGTAAGATCACACGGAACGGCCTCCACGAAGGACACGAAGTTCACGAAGGATTACTTCGCGTCCTCCGTGCCCTTCGTGGACAGGCCACGTTTAGACTTCGCCCTTCGATTTCACTCCGGCCCGGGCTTCCTGCAAATTGCAGCCAAAATCATGGTAGCCCCGTAGCTGGACGCCTAGCACGGAGAAATCGGCCTCGGCCGTTTCGATCGTCGGCGACTCCTGGCCGTTGAGGAACGCCACCTCGATCACCGGCACGTCGCTCGGATCCGCCAATAGGTACCAGGCCTTGCTGGAGTTGCCTGTGTATTGGCTATTGGTCAGGTAGCGGCTGACCTCGGCCCGGAACTTGCCCTGGTGCGGGTTGGCGATCGGATACTTCGTATCGGACTTGGTATCGCGAAGTTCGATCGACTTGTAGAGTTGCGTGGCCATCGCGCTCAATGCCGTCGGGACCAGCAGGATCGACGGCATGATGCCGATCGGCTTGCCGTCGCCGTCCGTGAGGTCCATAAAGGCAACCTCCGCCTTGGTCAGCCCATCGATCGTCAAGGCAGTGTCGGCGCCGGTCAGGTAGTTCTTGTTGCCAGCCGCGAAGAACGCGGCATTGTCCATGAACGTGGCCCAAAAAACGTCGTTGATTTTCAGGCCCGACCCGCGGCCGAGCTTTCGGGGCACCGTGGTGATCGCGCCGAGATCGTCGTTGATGATGTCGCGGCGGTCGATCGCCAGCAACAGGCCATAGGTGTCGGCTTTGTTCGTGTACGTCTCGTTGCCCAAAGTACCGTGCTTCAGCTCTCCCCCTGGCAGGACTTTTTCATACTGGTCCTTGCCGATGAGCCGATAGCTCGTGACCGTTTTGAAGTCCGAGACATTTCGTACGGCACAGATATTGCGCCACGTCCGCTCGACCGCAAAGAAACCTTCCAACAAAAACTTGTTGGCCACGTTGGAGAGGATGCCGCCGATGTCGACCGTCGAGAACCCGGCCTCCAATTCCGGCTTGAACGCAAACCGCATGATCGCGCGACTGTCGCGGAAGCTGCGGCCGGTATAGCCGTTCGCCCAGGCCGCCTCCAAAATCAACTCCTGCAATCCGATGCCGCCACGAAAACGTTTTTGGGCCGCCTCGAGCGCTTGCTCGTCATAGAGGTCTTCAACGTGATCGAGCTTGGCGGTCAGCAGGCACGCCGCTTCAAGGATTGCACCATTGACGGTGTTCGTTTGGTGAACATGCGCCGCCGGTGCCTTCGGGCGGGTGTCGCGCAGGATTTCCAACTCGCAGCGCATTGCATCCCAGCCTTCGCGGATCGCCCGGGCCTCAATGTCCGGATGCTCTCCCGCGCAGAGCCGACGCATGGTGGCGATCCGGGCACTTTCGGCCGCCGCCTCGGCGCGCATTTTCTGGACGGCGTTTTCGGCCGGCTGACCCGCGGCAGGTGTGCCAGCGGCCTGAACACCGGCAGGGTCCCCGGCAGCGGGGGAATTGGTCGGCGCATTTGCGCCTATATATATACTGTCTCGCATTTGCGAATTCTCCTCTTTCAGTGGGGTAGCCAGTGCCGCCACGCTCGCGCTGGTCTGGCCGTCGGCGCCCAGGTCCACGAAACTGATTTCACCCAAGATCGATTTGCGAACCACGTTCAGCGGCCCCAAGAACTCACGGCCGTTGACCAGAACTTTCTGATCCGGCTTGATGAACTCGTACTCGTTCACACCCGCGCCGATCGACGCCTGCCACGGGAAACCGTTCTTGGCAGAGGCGACGATCTCTCGTGCGGCAGCCGTGTCGCGCGACACCACACCGGCGGCCAGCAGTTTGCCGTCTTCGATCCGGATCGTGTCCGTGTGGCCGACGCCACTCTGCATATCGTGGCCAAAACGGATCGGACGATTTTGCGACGGGATGCCCAGCCCGGCGAGATCAACCACCAACGGCCATCGCCAGCCGGCGATCCGCATCACGCCACCGGTATAGGCGACCATCGAAAACTTCGGCAGCTTCGGCTTGCCGTCGGGCGCCGGCTCGCCATCGGCGGCGGCCTCGATCGTGATCGCGCCCGGCTCGCTCATGAGATTGAGCAGGCCGCTGGCACGGATCTTCGATTGGCGCTCGCAGACGGCGCGTCGCTGCTCGGTGTCAGGAAACTCTTGGACCATCACCGGATCGGCCATGCATCGGATGATGAACTGATCGTGCGTCTCGTCGATGTTGCGTGTCGGAAGCGGCATTTACTAATCCTCCTGGTCAGATGAAGTGTTTTTGTTGTTCGTAACCGAAGTCGATGCAGGTTGTGCCTGGGCTACGGCCAGACCCAATTGGTTCATCAGCGCGACCTCTTTCGCACGTTGTCGCAGTTCGCTCTCCCAATCGCGCCCCTGCCTGGCGTACTCGTAGGCCAAGGTGGTCGTGTGGTTCGAAAGCCGCGTGGCCTGGGCATTGGCCTCTTTGGCCGGGTCGACATGTTCTTGGCCGTCCCAAAACCACTGATGCGTAAGATCACGGAACGTGGCCGTTCGAAGCCACATGGGGAGGAAGCCGCTGATCAGAATCGCCTCGTCCAGCCAAGCACGCAGGACGCGATCGAGCACGGTTGCGCCCATCTGCGCCTGATCGACGCGGATTGATTTATAGTAAGTCTGGTGATCGAGTCGGCCCGATGCGTAGTTGTATCCGCTGCTGTTGCCACATGCGACGTTGAAAGGCATGTTGAGACAGCGGGCAATTTCATTGAGGATTTCTTTCTTGAACTCGGCATAGGTTGTCGTCGGTTGTTGGGCCTGGACCTGGCCTAGCTTCCAACCGCCGGGGAGCACGGTGGCCATGCGGCGTTCCAGTTCGACCAAATCCATTGGCTCGACCGGATCTGCCTCGCCGTTGGCCGGGGCATCGGTAAAGAGCACCGCTGCAAAATCGGCCGCCGTCTCTGCTGCCGCCAAAACAGCCAACGTATAACGACGCAGTTGTGCAAACAGTGGCAACGCCGGCGTGATCTCGGGAATGCCGCGGCTCTGGCCCGGACGATCCGTCCGAAAATAGTGAACCATAGCCGCCGCGGGGATGCGATCGAAGTCGAGCGAGAAACGTGAATAACCCTCGCCCGGATGATTCTTCAGAACGTGGTATTCGACCGGGTTGCCAAAGGCATCGAATGCGATGCCGTCAACGGCGCTGCTGAACCAACGAAGGAAGCTCGGTGTGGCAATCTGATCGGCTTCGATCACTCGCAGATCGAGCTTGACGGCCGAATCGACCTTCGGATTGGCCACGAACATACCAAAGGCCTCGCCCGACTCGGAACGGGCCATCCGCATGGTCCGCAGCTTCTCCGGCAGAGAAATCGCCTCGGCCCATCGTAAAAACTCCTTTTCCACCAGCCGATTGGTCGAATCTTCCGTGGTGAGCATCTGGAGCCGTGGGCCGGTGCCAACGCAATCGTTGGCCAACGTCAGAACGATACCACGGGCGTAGGAATTGTTGGCCACTTCGTACCGGGCCCGGCTGCGGAGCGTCCGGCGGACCTGGGGATTGTTGGCCGCATTGGCAGACAGGAAATCGGCATTGGACCAATGCCGACGGTTTTCGTCCGTGGTGGCGGCGGCATCGTAGCGACCGCGAACGTGGAGCGGCACGTGCATCGTACGAAGCGTACGCCGCTCTTGTCGATCACCGCGGATGTTTTTCAACCAACCGAACATTTCGTCTTTACTCTCAGTCCGTTCCTGGCGGCACCAGCTTCCTCAATCCGACGCCAAGCCCCTTGCCGCGCGCTGCCTTTTTGCTCTCCAAATACCGGTCCGCCGCAATCTGATCGGGCAACGGATGTTGCTCCATACTGCCCGAATCGCCAGAGGCTTTTGAAGGCCCGGTTGCATTCGTGCGAATCGTCTCATCCAAAGAGTCAGCCATGACACTCCCTTCATTTGGACAACCGATCCGGGCGAGCGCAAAAAAAACAGCGCCGTGATGTCGTGGCACCACGATGCTGCCTGTTTGCGCTGGTTTCATCGCCGGTGATCAGCCGGCAATGTCGCCCGGTCCAGTTGTCAGCGTTTTGTTATATCACCAAAGATCCTTTGCCGAAGATCAAAACCGATATTCTTGTCAAAATAGTACACTAATGTACTCGCGACAACCTCAGCATGATGAACGGACGGCAATGCAGCCTTCGACTTGTTCGCAGGTCATCAGCCGGCGGCCGCAATGGCGACATTCCCGAAACCTGATAATGCGTTTGCCGCGATGGCGTGTATAACGCACGGGCAGATGACGACATCCGCATTTGGGACACTCAAGTCCCTGCGATGGCATTGAATCCGAAGTCGTGGTGGAAATATCGGTCATTTCATCTCCGTAATCTCTGCAGGTCAGAGAGTTTTAGCCGCGGTCGTTTTGGGGTCACGGCCTGGCCGGTCCCGAGCAGCACAACTCCCTGGATCGACGCCGCCACGGCACAGCCGACCAGGCAATCGAGCCAGTGGTTTTCCGTGGCCTCGGGACGGAGTTTCCACTCGTCGACGGTTCGGCCGCGACCTGCCGTCTTCACACGATACTCGGCCGTGATATGTTCGGCAAACAGCCGATGCTGCACTGGATTGTCGCCAAAGAGCGAAAGACATCCCTTATCGCCCTTTGCGACGGCCAACCGGGCGTGGCAAAACGTCTTCCAGTAGTTGGTATCGAAGACGACGTGGCGCACGGCCCGCTTGCCTTGGACATTCGGGATGCGCCAGTTATGGCCGACGCGATCGCCGAGCTTTCGTTTGTACTCAGAGAACGGAACGCTCGATGCCCCGACGAACCGGCCATGGCTAGGTAAGAGAATCGCTGAATGGGCCGATTGCCGACAGAACTGGTAGACCACGTCGGTCGAGACACCCCAGTTGGCGTCGATTAGACATCGCTCGATTTGCATGTCGGCTCCATCATCGCGACGCAACTTCTGGGACAATCGTTGGCCTGTCAATGCCTCCAGGCCGGCATAGATCGATCCTTCCAGCCCCGTCCCCGGCGCGGCAGTGGCTAATGTGTGCCGGGCATCCCGGAGCGTGAAATAGCTGCGTTTCTGGTCCGGGTAGCTTCCATAATCGATCACATAGCCCGTAAAATCGTCTTCCCATGCGGTGGTAACATAAAAAAGGAGTTTGGCCTGGATGTCGACGAACATCGTCACATGATTGCAGCCGATCGGCACCGTGCCACGGCCGAGTCGATTCGTTTTGGACGAAACCTGTTCAGCCGACAGAAGATCATCTTCATTAACCTCTTCGGGCAACGGTTCGTTTTGGTATTCCGCAAAGAACGCCGCCTCATCTTGAAGTTTTAGATTCATAGCATGTTGGATGGCCGAAAGTTCGTCATAGTTGTGCCGCTCGGGCCAGGCCACAACGGCGCCCGTGTCCATCGCTTCCTGGTTGTCATGATAAAACTCTGTCGCCTCCCGGCCGCCATGTCCCATCCTCAGGCTCTCGGCACGGATTTCCCCGTAGCGGGTCCAGAGTTTTTCGTGGGTCGGAAACGAATAGACCATTTTGGTCCGTTCGCCGTTCCATTCCGGATGCCTGTCACGGTTCAGGATGTTGTCGGCCATGTCGCCGGGCCGAATCACCGTACAAGGCATGATGCCCGAGATTTTCTTACCCGGACCGGCAAGCCCAAGGACTGCTCCGGCCAAAATGCTTTCACGGGTAGCACATTGGGACAGACTCCGCGCCGATTCATCCGTTTGCGGATCGTCAATCACCACCAGTGATGGTCGTGCCGTCCGGCCGTCGGCCCGCTTGTATTTCATACCACGGATCCGGCCTGTGATCCCGGCCACCTTGACGATCGCCCCACTGGCCAAGGAATGACCTTTCTTGTCGACAAACGGTCGCAGAGCGGGGTTATCGAGCCAGCCGACGGGTTTGAGCGTCGGCAGTACGATATCCTTGGCGGTCCAGCCAATGTGGGTTCGTTCTTCTTGATAGAGTTGTCCGCTGCATCGGTTGGCAATCCCGTCAAGACACTGGATCGGAGAACAGACGTCCGGAAAATCTTCGGCTAATAGATCATTGCCGTCCAGCTCCGTCTTGATCGATTCGAGCATATCCATTGCATGCCCTTCGTCGGATCCGATCAGACAGACAAAATCCCGATGACCATAGAGCGTGGCCCAAAGGCAGGCGATTTCCGCTTGGCTGGTCTTGCCGTTGCCTCGCGGCATCGCCATCGCAAACAAGCCGCCCTTGAGAACCGCTTCCTCGATCTTCGCAATCACCTTCAGGTGATCATTGGACCACGGAAGATGAAACGTCAGTGGAAAATATGATTCGCAGAAGAAACGAAAGTCGGACTTCGCCCGCAGTCGTCGCTCGGGATCCATAACATCCGGCAATTCACCGATATCACGACCCGCCAGAGAAATCGCCGCAGCCCGAGACCGCGTTCGTTCTTTGGTAGCGGCGTAGGGATCTTTCTCTGGTGGTGGTTTTGGCGTGTGGCGAAGCTCAATCAGCCACGCCAAGTATCGCAATAAGTCGATATGCCGGCCGTCGCCAATACGAAAACCCGCACGGTTGCGATGGTGATGCAAGTCCCGCTCACTGATCACCTCGCCCAAGGGCGTCGAGTTCAGCAACCGACATAGGTCGGACGAGCGGAGCTTTCGGATATCAATCGGTTGCACGGGATGTTTCCTTCACGAGCCAACTTGTATACCACACCAGATTCATCGTTCCGTCGTGATTCAGTGGAGCCCCGTCCTCAATGTCCGCCAGCAGCATTTCTATATTTACCGGCTTCGGCCCCAACGCAGAAAGAATTGTGGCCACATCCTCCAGCCGTAAGGATTGGGGGCTTTTGCTGCCAGTTTCTTGTCCAGAAGGGTTACTGATGGCCATGACCTGGGAATCCCTAAAAACAATTACAGAACCATTACACACTGTGGCCCAAATGCGCTTGCTGTTTCAACGAAATGATGGCTCCTGTGTTGATGTGCGAGCGAACATCATACATCCACAAACCACGGAGAAAATGAAATGAAGAAAGCTACGAACATCCCCGAAATTGGAGACGACCTGCGAATCACCAAAATCAAATCCCGCATGTCGTGTGGCGGGAGTTGGATTTCCGGCGTAGTGTCGGGCTATCGCTTTTCCGCGCTCGTATTCCCGGAACATGCCGACAACCCCGCTTGGGAGATCGGCGACAGCCGGATCTCGAAGCTTCTGATCGTCCGACTGAAGGACGAGCAAATTGTCTTCAATTGGGACCGTGGGATGGACACGCCGGCCCGCTCGGCAAAGACCAAGGCAGTCTTGAATTTTCTGACGGCCGGGCTGGCCGAACACGTTTACGGCAAATAGGAGAACACCACAATGTGCAAACCTGACATTACTGTTCGCGGCACCCGGTACCCAAGCATTGAAGCCGCTCTCGAACACCTTCCATTGTCCGACGAGGATCTTGCTATCTCGATCGGCAAGACCTACTTGACGGTCCCCGAGGCTGAGGTCGAGCGTCTGAAGGAGGCGGGCGTGCCCTTCACGATCCACGGCGGTCGAAGATCGCAAAGTCCTAAACCGCCGACGCCGGGTGCGCCGCATGCAGTCGAGATCATCGACAACCTTATGACTGTCTTTGATGCGGAAGGCCATGGCGTCGCCTGCCACGTGCTCATTGACCCGCAAGCCGCCAAGGCGCAACTCAAAACGTGGCGAAGCCGATTCGCCTTCGACTATTTTGGCGCGTTGGCGGATCTGGCCAGGTATTTCGAATCGTTGTAACAACCCATTTGCAAAAGAAGGAGATTGACAATGAAGAAGAGTGAAATCAAAATCGGTGGCGTGTATATTGCGAAAGTGACCAACAAGCTGACTGAGGTTCGAATCGATGCCGTCAGCAAATATGGCGGGTGGGATGGACTGAACATGCGAACTGGAAAATCCGTTCGCATACGCTCGGCAACAAGGTTGCGATCGGTGGCCGGAAAAGATGCCCCGGCTTCGAAGGCCAAGAACAAACACACCGGCAAGCCGGCGACAAAAGCAATTCCCGAAACGCCCGCTGAACCGGCGATGGATCCCAAGCCGATCTCGCACGCCTGTGTCAATTGTGGTGCAACTGAGGTTGATGACGATGGTGACTGCGTGAAGTGCCACGAACCGAAAGCGACGAATGCGGAACTCCAGAAGGATAGTTCTGCGAAACCAAGCCGCCCGAAACGGCTCAGCGGTCTGGATGCAGCCTCCAAGGTCCTTGAAGACACCGGCGTACCGATGAACGTCAAGGAGATCGTCGAAGTGGCGTTTGCCAAGGGCTATTGGAAGCCGGCCGGCCGAACACCGTCGGCCACATTGGCCGCGGCCTTGATTCGCGAGATTGGCAAGAAGGGCAACGCATCGCGTTTTCGCAAGAGCGAACGGGGGAATTTCGTGTTGAATCGATAGCCACATTGTTTTACGCCCCTTTCTCTTCTCTGACAACTCATTCAGCGAGGGATTCTCGATGGTGGCGACCGATCAGTGCATCCATCGTGATGATTCGATGTCCGATCCAGCGGATCACCGGTACGGGCATGCTATTGCCCAACATCTGATACCGCTGTGTGTCGGTCAGAGGCTTGCCGTAAACGTGAACTCGCGTGTAGTCATCGGGAAATCCCTGGAGACGTTCGCACTCCCGCGGTGTCAACCGGCGGACGGTGTATTTGCCGGTCATGCGATCCAATATCACAACGCAAGGACGGGAATCGGATGTTGCTCCCGCATTGCTGCCGGCCAGTGCCGGCACCACGGTCGATGGCTGCCCACGGCCACACCTTCCGATGCGAGGTTGAAATGAGAACGCGATACGCTTTCCAAGGCTTCTTTCAACGGATTGGGTAGTCTCCGACCGCGCGTTTGGGCCTCCCGGAGAATGTTGTTGCAGGCATGATCTGTCAAAAAGTACCGCGGCGGCAGGTCGCCAGTCTCCAGAATTGCTATGAGGGGAACGGTAACCGACAAGGAACAGCCTTCTGCGACGTTGAGGCAGGCCGAAGAATTGCGAATCGAGCGTCCGGTAGGCCCACCCATACCCGCATTTCTCCACATGCCCGAGGATGGAGCCAAAATCTCGTCCATTTCCCGACGACAGCAGACCGGGGACATTCTCAAAGACGAACCACCGAGGTTGAACCATTTGCACAACGCCAAGGGCGACGACGACCAGGTTGCCACGAGCGTCATCCAATCCGCGTCGTTTTCCGGCAAGGGAAAACGATTGGCAGGGGCTTCCGAAGACCATAAGGTCAACTGGTTCGGCGTGAGCGATGTCATTCCAATTCACTTTTGTCACGTCACCGAGGTTCCTGGTTTTCGGATGCCGAGCTGCCAAGACGGCGTTGGCCAAAGGATCGTTTTCGACGACCCATTTCCAGTCCACCCAAGGCATCGCTTGTTCGGGTGCGCCGATTCCGCTGAAAAGCGTACCACCTCTCATTGCCGGTTCCTTGCGAGATGGATATGATTCTGCTGGTGAAAACAAGGCCAATCATCGAGGCGGCGAAGGAAAACGGCTATGCCTGATATTCTCATTCGTGGTTTGAGCGCGCAAACGATCAATCGCTTGAAGTCCCGGGCGAACCGACACAACCGATCGCTGCAAAACGAGATCACAATATTGCTAGAGCGCGCTGCGGGGGTTGGCTCAGAGCAAATCGAGGCTCTCTTTCGGAAATGGGATGAGCGACTCGCAGGGCGTAGGCTATCCAGCAGCACCCAAATGATTCGTAAGGATCGTGATCGATGATAATATTGGCACATGGCGACTTGTTGAACCATGTTGTTTAACAGTGTCAATCGCATAATCACGCCGGGTTGTTCCTATTCTTCTGCGGCGTTGGCCATATGTGCCGCGGGAGTGAGGTTTGTTTCTTCGACTGGCTCCATGAACGTTACCGGTTTGCCCATCGCCCGGGCGGCCACAATCTCGGCCTGCACTCCAATGCTTTGTTCCCAGCTGGGAAGTTGCAGGACGAGGAGCTCATCGCACATGTCCAAAAACTTCAGGTCGTGCCGTTGCCAGAATCGCCAATCCAACGGGAGGCCATAACGGCAGATGCCGTACGTGTGCGATATTGGAGAAAATACCGATCTGCCCGCACGGATCAACTCGGCCGCCGCACGGCAGGTGGCCTCAAATCGCCATTTCCGCACTTCAGGATCGGGATGAGAAAACGGGGCTGCCAGATAATAAATGCGGTTCGACATGGTTTGCTGCTAAGTTCTTGTCTGCGAGGTGAAGGGCATGGGCTCGACATTTCACACGGATTCTGGCACACTGTCGAATTGAACGTCGTCTATTTCGAACGGGGAGGTGGCGATGAGTTCATCTTTGGAAGCGATTTACATGTTCGCTCGGAAATTACCGGAGCATGAGCGGCTCGAGCTGGCAGCTCGCTTATTGGACACGCTTCCTCAAGAGAGTTCGAACCTGTCATTGGAAGACGATTCACTTGTCGAGGAATTGGAACGCCGATTTGCCGACGCTGAAGGAAGCGTGCCCTGGCCTGAGTTGCGCGATGAAAAATAATGCCGGATGCCGCGGTTTTTGCAGGTCGAAGAAGGACTTGCTTTGCTCCCTTTGGTGGTGTATACTTTGTGTATACGGCTATCAGGAGCGCCATATGACCAAAACACTTATAAGACACGGCAATAGCTTGGCCTTGGTGATCGACAAACCGATCCTCGAGTTGCTGGACATCTCGGCTGACACCCCGCTTGAGGTGACCACCAACGGCGATTCGCTTTTGGTTTCGCCTGTCCGCAACAAGGCGCGTCAGAAGCGACTGCGCGACTCCCTGAACAAGATCAACAAGAAGTATGGCGATGACCTGCGACGTCTGGCGGAGTAAACAATGATGACGGACTTTCTCGGCGTCGAAGACGTGCTTGAGCTTCATGCCGATCAAGTCGCTCTGTACGGCGGCGATCATGGAGTCCGGGACCTCGGCTTGCTCGAATCGGCCGTCGCGCAACCCCAGGCAACGTTCGGTGGACAACTGTTGCACAAAGATGTCTTTGAGATGGCCGCGGCGTACCTGTTTCACATCGTTCAGAATCATCCATTCCTCGACGGCAACAAACGCGCAGGAGCCGTCACGGCATTGGTGTTTCTCGATCTGAACGGAATCGAGATCGACGCGCCCAAGGGCAGCTTGTACGATCTGACCATCTCGGTGGCGACTGGCCAGGCAGACAAAGTTCAGATTGCCGAGTATTTTCGTGCACATGCTTTGTGATCCTTCCGATGTCAGGCTGCGAGTGCCGCCTTCTGGCCGGTGAACGTCTCGAACCGATTGACGATCACATCACAATAGAGCGGATCGATCTCCATCAAGAATGCTTTGCGATTGGTTTGCTCGGCAGCGATCAATGTACTGCCGCTGCCGCCGAACAGGTCCATCACGTTTTCACTCGGCCGCGATGAATATTGGATGGCACGGACGGCCAGTTCCACGGGCTTCTCCGTCAAGTGCACCATCTTGTTGGGATTGATCTTTTTGACGTGCCAGAGGTCGGTTGCGTTGTTTGGCCCGAAGAATTGGTGGGCAGCCCCTTCACGCCATCCATAGAAACACCATTCATGCGCGCCCATGTAATCCTTGCGAGATAAAACTGGGTGCTCCTTATCCCAAATGATAGCCTGCGAGAGATACAAGTGGTGATTTTTCAATACTGGAGGATAGTTCCCGCAGTTGCTATATCCGCCCCAAATATAGAATCCTCGACCTGGATCCAGTGCTCTCGCAATGTTGTCGAACCACGCATGAAGCAGTCGCTCGAACTCCTCGTCCGAAACAAAATCATTTTCCAGCGGACGATCCTTCGCACGTAGTTTCTTGGACGGTTCTGCGTTTTGGTGGGCGGCGCCGGACTGTCGTTGATAGGACGTAAACGAGCTATTGCCGGCCGCAATGGCAATCTTGCTCCGCGGCTCCACCTTGACGTTATACGGCGGATCCGTATTGCACAGTTGAATGGTCTTTCCATCCAGTAACCGATCGACATCTTTGGGATCAGCGCTATCGCCGCAGAGCAGACGATGACTGCCCAGGAGCCACAGGTCTCCTGGTTTTGTAACGGCTTCGTCGGGCGGCTCGGGAATTGCATCCGGATCGGCGAAACCATCCTTGACGACCGTGTCGAGCATTTTGGTGATCTCGTCCGTCGAGAACCCCAAGATTTCAGGCTCAACCTTGGTCTTCAAGATGTCTTTGAGTTCCTCGAGCAACAACCCTTCGTCCCAGGAGGAATATTCGTGGAGTTTGTTTTCAGCAATCCGAAACTCCCGAACCTGCTCTGGCGTCAGGTGTTCCACACGGATCACGGGCACTTCCGACAAGCCCGCCTGTCGAGCTGCCTTGATCCGTGTGTGACCGCAGATCAGCACCCCGTCGCTATCGACCAGCACGGGCACCAAGAATCCCACCTTCCGAATGGAAGCGACGACCGGACCGACGGCTGCGTCGTTTTTCCGCGGGTTGCGGTCGTATTCCTTGATTCGCTCGATCGGCCAGACGTCAATTTGCATATTCGCATCCATTCGCAAAAAATGACAGACCGGGCAGAGCCACTGCTCCAGCCGATCCGTCCCTTGCCTTGTCGATCACGTTTCCAACGTGCAATTGCCGCAGTTCCGTTCAGTCAGGCCCTCATCCTGCATCAGGCATGGCCGTTGCAACAACTGATCCCGGATGTCCTTCATCAACCCCCGCGTGTCCGTGGCGACGGCAGCAACCGACTCGATGGCCCGGCTGTTGCCGGCGATCACGCGGTTGTTGTCCTTCAACACCCGGAGCAGTTGCTTGACCAGCCAGACGTTGATGGCCAACAACAACAGGGCGAAGACGGCGAACCCGCCCTGGATCAACGGCGACCAGACCTCGAACACGTTGGACACGTCATTTCTCCTTACGATTGAACCACCATTCGATTACCAGCTTGACTACGATCGGCAAAATGACGTTCAACAGGCACCATACCAGCAACGGATTGCCGTATCGGGCACGGACCGAGCCGGCCAAGTGTTTTTTCATCCGTTCGATCTCGTTGCCATCCCGGCACGAGCATTTCAGATACTGCACCGCCTCGGCGATCATCCAACGTGCATCATCCGGCCGCTGCCGCAGCCACCGGGATTTTTTGATCCCGGTAGCCAGCAGCAGTTCGGCGGTGTCATTCACACCCGGGCTGGTCATCGGCGTAGCCTTTCAAGCAACCGGGGGCGATGTTCCACGACCCGTTCGCTGTGCCAGACAGTCTCCCGTCGAGTAACGACAGCGTTTTTGGGTTTTGGCGTTTCCTTCGGCGTGTAGGGACACACGCCGCCGGGACACGTCGTTCGATCGTCGGCCGTCTTTGCGTCCGCAGCCTTCGCCGACTTCAACACCTTGGGCAGGTGGACGGCCAGTATAATCTTGCCGTCCGCCTCGGCCGCATCGAGCAGCGCCTTGCCGCGATCCGCCAGATCGTTGCCCTTGGCGATCAACTCCTTGGTGTCACGATACGTATCCAGTGGATTGCCGTATTGGCCTGCGCTGCCGGGCTGGCAATCCGGGCAGACCGTGCGATGGCCATCGCCATGCGTGATCCAACCCGTCCCGTTGCAGCGCGAACATTTTGCAGGCACCGGCGCCGGTTGCGAGGAATCGGTCATCGTCGCAACTGCGAAATCCACAGCCGCAGCGTCACGATAGTCCTCCGCGCCTCGAGCCACGTCGCAGCCACACAAGCACACCATCAGGCACAAACAACACCATCGTCTCATGCTTCACCCCAGTACTTTGGAAAGGTTTCCATAGTCCGGCAGCATTTTTTGTGGCACCCCGCTGATGTCACAGTATGCAAAAATGCTCCGGCTACCAACGAAATAGCGGGCGTACACATCTTCCTCGACCCAGAACGAACCTTCTGGCCACGGACCGCAACGATCTTCCGGCCAGACTTTGGGCTTCTGATTCCATCGCCCCCATGAATTGGCGATCAAAAACACGCAGGCCGGATAAACTTCGCGCGTGTCGTCGTAGCCGACCGTGGCCATGTCGTGCGACCATGAGCCGCTCGGCACGGCGACGCCCCGCTCATCCGACGTTTCACGAACGCCGAAGTTCTGGCCGCTATGCAGGGCGTACCCGGCGTACAAAAGGTCCTTGACCTGATCGACAGTCGTCGGCGCGACCCATCGGCCGACGTTGTGCTCGCGACAGGCGGCAAGCACCTCTTCCGTCAAAAATCGCGGATCGGCTAGCTCTTCGTTGAGTTGCGACAGGTCGGCAAATGGATACTTGTCACGGAACAAAAAGCCTGTATCCACCTCGAATCGAGCGGCCGCGGCCGGGTCCATCCCCTCGCTGTTGTGTCCGCGGGATGCATAGGTCGGCTCGGTCGCTCCGCGCTGGTAATATTCCTCGGCCTCGCCCTTGATATGGATTTCGACCGCGCGGGTCGTGTCGCGGGCGTTGCGAGATCCGTGCGAGACACACGATCCCCGTGTCTGAGACTCCTGGCCGAACGCGCCGGGATCATATTTTTCACGGCTCCGCCACAGCAGAGCCAATTTTCCCTTGCCGATGCCGTCCAGATGCACCGCCGCCTCGGCGAATAGCAAAACCTTCCGTTCGGCCATCAGCCTGTCCATCGTCGCCTCGCAAAACTGCCATCCGGGCAGGCCATTTTTGTAGGCGGCGACGATTTGGTCGGGCGTCTCAAAGAAGACATTCAT